GAAGAGGCTTGGAGGCTCTGGGCTTTAAATGAGAACTCAATAATGCAAAAGATTTAATAATTAAAATTATTTAATAAACTAATCAATAAATTGTATGAAAAAATTAAAAACATTAAAAATTGAAGACCAAGGACAAGACTTCATAAAACTAGATATAATGGAGAACGGAATCATAAGAGGGTACAGCATAATGTTCGCAAAAGAAAGACTTGCACTAATAGGGATAGGAACACTGGATGGAAAAAAATATTATACATTAAAAGAATTAAAAGAAAAAAACTTCAGCCAAGATTTGCAGGGACTAACAATTTATATGAAGGAATCACACAAACCAGATCCACTACCATGGAACGCAATGACATTAAATTATAAGATAATATAATAAAGATTTTACAGAACAACTAACAACTGATATAATAAGAGTAATAATAAATATTAACAATAGAACTTATGAACATGCAAGAAATTAATCCAAACAAAGATTACAACCTAACCGAAGTAGCCGAACAAGAATTAATGGGCAAAGGCAAAACATATTTTGTCTGCAAAAACATTATAACCGATGAACTATGGAAGCCAGAGAAAGAAAGGGTACTAAAAGCAACCAAGGTAGGAGAGGGAAAGAGATCAACATATTTTATCAAGGGAAAAAACTTGATTAAATACCTTAAAAAACAAGAGCAATAAACTAATTAAAAGAGCTAATAGAAATTATATGACAACTAATTATCACAAAAAAACCTCGAGTTATCCACAGCTTCAGGTTTGCCTTTTGATATGAGAAGTGATATAATATAAATACTAATAATTAAGAGAAATTATATGGAAAAAAATTTATCAAAAATCAACACAGCAGATGATTTAAAATTATTGCTGGCAAAAAATTACATGAATCAGATTAACAATTATTTTGGTGACAAGCAAAAGGCGTTAAAGTTTTTAAGCTCAGTAATGTCAGCCGTCCAAAGAACACCCAAGCTGTTAGAATGCGAGCCATCAACAGTCATTAACAGCTTCATAACCATGGCACAACTGGAGCTGATGCCATCAGACGTGAGCGGTGAAGCATACGTATTGCCTTACAAAACTAAGAACGGAATGGTCGCACAATTTCAACTAGGATACCAAGGACTAGTAACACTTTTTTATAGAGCTGGGATCAGAGCAATAACAGCAGAGATAGTCTACAAGAAAGATAAATTTGAATACACAAACGGACAAGTGACTCATACACCCGACGTATTTGCGGACGACAGAGGCGAAGCAATAGGAGCATATGTAATTATAGAAACACAAAACGGCGGGAAGATTTCAAAGGTGATGAAGAAAGCGGACATTTTAGATATTGGAAGCAAATTCTCAAAAAGTTATAACTCAGATTTTACACCTTGGAAAGAAGCTAATGATCCCGAACTATGGATGTGGCGTAAGACCGTATTAAAGCAAGCCAGCAAACTAGTACCAAAGAACGAAACAATTTACAAAGCCATAGCCAAGGACAACGAGGACTCAATAATAAACGAAAGAATGCAAAAAGCACAAAAAGAGTCAGAGAGCTTAAAAATGGGTAATTTATTAAAGGAAAATAATAACAAATATGACAAAACAAACAAAGAAAACAACAAAGAAAACAACGAAGAGAGCCAGAGTGAAGCTGAGCAAAAATACACTCCCGAAAATAATTAAAGATTTAAAAGACAGAGAAATAATAGACGAAAAATTGATAGATCATTACTCATATTCCTCACTCGTTAAATTTTCAACAAATCCGTTCATGTTTAAGGTAAAATATCTAAACAGAGATCACATAGACACGGCACACAACATATCGGGAATAATAGGCAGAGCATTTCATGTAGCACTGCAAAACTATTATGAAAACAAAGACACTAAAGACGTTGACGAAATTAAAAAAGGATTGGAAACAGGGATGGAGTTTTTAGAAGAATACGTAGATAAATTTATTGACTACAACAGCGTAATTCCGAACAAACAAAAAGCACAAGAAATACTAGCATTTGCCTACAACAGCTACATAACAGCCAAGAAAGACGAGGACTGCGAGCTGATAGCCACAGAAGAACTAATAGAAGAAGAGATAGACGTTGAGTGGCAGGGCAAACAAATCAGATTCCCAGTAAGACTCAAAGGATACATAGACAAAATAGTAAGAGAAAACGGAAAACTAATAGTAACAGATTATAAATCAACCCGCTCATTTTCAGATCCAGACAAGATAGACGGAGCAAAGATACTTCAAGCGATACAATACTACTTCCTAGTCTACGCTAAATACGGAGAGCCACCATACGCAATGAGATATGAAGAAACTAAGACAACCAAGAACAGAAACGGAGAGCCACAACTAAAAGAATACGAGATAGTCTACGAAGAAAACCAACTATTCTTTGACTTTTACTTCAGATTTTATGAAGACACAACCAGAGCCATACACGGAGAAGCAGTGTTCGTGCCAAACATAAATGACTTTTATGACAACGAAGTAGCACTGATAGCATACATCCACCGCCTAGACGTGCCAGAGGAACAAGCCAAGCAGATGAAGAAGCTAAGAGTAGACAACATAACTGATCTATTAAAAAAGAAGATACAAAACGCAGGCAACATGAGAAAGCTCATGAAGACGGCGGAGAAGAAATTTATATCAGCTAAAAATCTTAATTACAATAATATGAAATTAGAGGAAAAAATTGAAACCAAACTAATGGAGCATGGAATGCTCATAAAGTTTGACAGCAAAGTCGAGGGTCACACCATAGACTTATATCGCTACAGCCCATCAATAGGCTTGAAGATGAGCAAGATTAAAGGATACGTAGCAGATATAGAACAGGTGGCGGGAGTGTCTGGAATCAGAATACTAGCACCGATCCCAAACACAACACTGATAGGATTTGAAGTACCAAAGAAAGAACGTAAATTCATAGAAACAAAACCAAAACCAGACGGCTTCAGCCTTTCAATGGGCGTAGATATAATGGGGCAAGAATACCAATTTGATATAAGAAAAGCACCGCACATGTTAATAGCAGGGGCAACTGGAAGCGGAAAATCAGTATTCCTAAACTCACTAATAAATCAACTCAGCCAGAACAAAGACTTAGATTTACACTTATTTGACCCGAAGATGGTAGAGCTATCACAATTTGCTAGCAAAGCAATAGAATATAAGACAGACACGGAAGAAATACACAACTCACTAAAAGAACTAGTGGAAGAGATGAACAAGAGATACGTTAAGCTAGCCAAGGACAAAGCCAGAAGCATAGAGCAATACACAGGCAAGATGAAATACAAAGCAATAGTGATAGATGAATTCGGTGACTTAATAATGAGCAACATAATAAAAGAAGAAGAAGTAAAGACAAAGGAGAAATATAAATCTGGAAAACTTAAAGGACAATTCAAAACAAAGATTAAAAGGGTAAACCTATCAAACGAGATCACCCGCAACCTTTTATTACTAGCACAGAAAGCCAGAGCCTGCGGAATACACATAATAATAGCCACACAAAGACCGTCCACAGACATAATCACAGGAACGATCAAAGCCAACTTCCCAACCAAGGTAGCATTTAGAACAGCCAAGGCGGTAGACAGCCAAGTTTTACTAGACGAATACGGAGCAGAAAAACTACTAGGCAAAGGAGATATGCTATTTAGCTCAGACGACGGACAGATAAGATTACAAGGATATTTAATCTAAAAGATATGATAATAAAAAGATTAACAAAAGCAAAAAATTTAAGCGAGGAGCGAGCATTTAAGATTGCTAAAGAAGAAGCGGAAATAAACCCGAGCCTAGACGCAATATTCATAGACCAAAGAACAGTAAGCGATTTACTAATTCATGAGTTTGGAAGAATAAGAAGATGCACGCCAGAAGAATGGGCTAGATTTATTAAGGAATCACTATAAGAAAAATCAAGAAAATTAAAAAGAAATTGAGCGAAAATTATCAGAGTCGTTATGAGAAAATATGAGAGAAAATATGGAGAACTATAAGAGCATTATTAAGAAAAAATGTCAGACTCAGTATCGGAAAATTATAAAGACGAGCAATAATAATTAAAAGAAATTACATGGCAAACACAAAACCAATTCCAAAGAAAATGCGAGAAGATATAGCACGGGATAGATTCATGAGCCGATGCATTTACAAGAACGACAACGCACCAAACCATGACTGCCAAGGAAGAATAGAGTGGGAGCATTCCCACCTATTCGCTGGCAAGAGAATAAATGAGCCATGGGCAATAGTGCCATGTTGCACAAACCACAACAGGGGCAACGCCATGGATAAAGAATACAATAGATACATAGCACTAGTAAGAGCAACAATACTATTACCAGACGGGCTTGAGGACTTAAAAAGGAGATATCCAACGAGGGACTGGGATCAACAATTTAAATATTTAAGAAACAAATATGGCGAACAAGAACTTTACTGCTCTTGAAACAGAAGAGCAACAAGCACTAGTAAAATATTTAGAGATAAGAAAATTAAAATTCACAGCAATTCCAAACGGAACATTTACAAAGAGCTGGGCGGTTAAGATGAAGAATAAGCGTGACGGACTAAGAGCAGGACTGCCAGATTTGCTCGTGATCCTGCCACACAAGCTATTATTTATAGAGATGAAAAGATTAAAGGGCGGAAAGGTAAGCCCAGAGCAACAAGACTGGATCGAACAACTAAACAAGATAGGCGACCAAGTGGAAGCAATTGTTAGCAGGGGATGCGGAGAAGCAATTGATAAAATTGAGCAGGAATTGAAAAAATTATCAACAAAAAATTAATATGAAAACACACAAAGTTAGATCAAGAAGCGACAAAAATAAAATTCACACAGTGGAGATACACGACACATTCGAAACCTGCACATGCGAGGCATATAAGTACAGGAATTATTGCAAGCACATAGACTTTATACTGGACAAATATTACAGGAAAAGTTATCCACAAGGATGGACTACCCAGAAGACTTGATATGTGATATAATAACAAAAAAGAGTTAAAAGAAATAATATGATAAATATACCTAAAGGATATTACATTAAAGCTAGAAACATAAAAGACAGTAAAATATCAATAGCACCGCCATACATAAGAGAAATCTGGGACTGGATACTAAGAGAAAGTAATCACAAAGATAAAATTTATAACGGACGAAAAATAGCAAGAGGTGAATGCATTAGAACTTTTAAAGACATTCAAGAAGACTTAAAATGGATGGTAGGATACCGAAAAGAAACATATAAAAAGTGGCATTGCGAGAATGCTATGAGATGGTTAACGAGAGAGGGGATGATAACAACTACGAGAACAACTCGGGGGATGCTAATAAAGGTGCTAAAATACGACAAATATCAAGACCCAAAGAACTACGAAAACAACAACGAGAACATACACGAGAACAGACACGAGAACAACACGAGAACAGACACGATAAACAAGAATGAGAAGAATGAGAAGAATAAAGAATATATTAATAGCTCTAAAGAGCCAAAAAATATGGAAACAGAGAAAAAAGGAACAGAAAACATAGCTGAGATTTTAAAAAGAAAAGGCATGCTAAAAAAACAAAAAACACAAAAGATAAAATACGAGTGGCAAGAGAAAGCACTTAAAGCAATAGATATTTTAAAGGACGGAGATAAGAAAAGAGCATCGATATTTAAATGCTACAAGGAAAACGAGAGGTCAGCAGATTTTGCACTAGGCGACTGCAAAGAACTAGGACAACTAAACGTTTTATATTTTTTAAAACTATACAACATAAGAAATAATTAATAATAAATTTATGAAGACACTAGAATTATTCTCGGGAACAAAATCATTTAGTAAAATAGCAAAGGAGCTAGGGCATAGCACACTAACAATCGACAACGATATTAAATTAGAGCCAGATATACTAATAGATATTTTAAAAGTAAATTCAACAGCAGATTATTTACAAGACGTTGATATATTATGGGCTTCACCACCTTGCCAAGGATTTAGCGTGGCAGTAATTGGGAGAAACTGGAATAGAGATTACACACCAAAAACCGATTCAGCAAGACTAGCTATGGAGTTAGTTATTAAAACAATAGATATTATAAAAAAAACAAAACCACTATACTGGTTCATAGAAAACCCAAGGGGGATGCTAAGAAAAATGCCTTTTATGGATGAATTTTTAAAAGAGCAAGGAGGGGTTAGGCACACAGTAACATATTGCCAATACGGAGATAACAGACAGAAACCAACAGACATATGGACAAACTATTTAGAATGGAAGCCAAAACCGCCATGCAAGAGAGGACAACCTTGCCACGTATCAGCACCAAGGGGGTCAAGGACAGGCACGCAAGGAATTAAAGGAGCTAGAGATAGGGGAAGAATACCGCCAAATTTATTTAAAGAATTATTTAAAAATATTTAAAAGCAAACCTATGACAAACAAAACAAAGCTAACAAATCATCCAGCATACAAAATGGTAACGATCCTAGCATTTCTAATACCAGTAGCAGGAATACTGGTAGGCATAATTTATATGACCAAAGACTATAAAGAAGATTTAAAGCTGGGAGAACACGCAATCGCAACAAGCATTATGGCAGGAATACTGTGGGCAACCATAATTTTAGTAACATCTACAATTAATTATCTATAATATGATAAACAAAGAACTAACAGCCGAAGATATAAAACCATATCCTAGGAACGCAAAAAAGCACCCGACAAAGCAACTACTACAAATAGCAATGAGCATTAAAGAATTTGGTTGGCAACAACCGATAGTGGTAGATCAAAAAGGAGTAATTATCGTAGGACACGGAAGATATTTTGCCTACGAAAAATACAAGAACGAGTTAAAACTACCAAAACCAGAAATCAGAGTGGCAAACTTAAGCGAACAAAAAGCCAAGGCATACAGAATAGCCGACAACAAACTAAACGAAAGCGACTGGGACGAAGACTTATTAATAGAAGAGCTAAAACAACTAGAAGAGAGTATGTTTGCACTAACATGGTTTGACGAAGACATAATTACCGATGACGCCAAGGAAGACGATGACGTGCCAGACAAGCCAGAGAAAGCAACATCTAAGATGGGCGACATATATCAACTAGGCGAACACAGACTAATGTGCGGAAATAGCATAGACGAAAAAGACGTGGAAAAATTAATGGATGGCGAAAAAGCACAAATGTGTTTTACAGATCCGCCATACAATATTGATTACCAAGGCGGAATGAGTACACACAAGCAAAATAAAAGAGAGGGAATAATGAACGACAAGATGGAAAACGGTAAATTTTACGAGTTTTTATCGGAGATGACACGAAGAATTGTAGAAAACGTTAAA